GCCAGTCAGCCAATTTGACCAGCAAGCGGACCTGCACGTTGTCTTGGAACCCACCGTTAATGACGTTGTTGGCGTCAGTGATCGCAGCAGGAATACAGCGGACAAGAGATCCCTGCCAGATGAACGACGGGTTTCCCATCGCTCCCTGAAGGACCGTCATTCCCAACTGAAGACTGGTTGCGATCAGGTTCACGCCGTGAAGTAGACACCAGAGACAACCAATCGTGAAGTGGCTTGAAGCTGACCGGCCAAGCTGGAGATATCGCCGGTTTCGTAATGGCTCAGCTCGCAGTAAGAAGTCCCCCCGACAATCTTACCAATCACAGCGGTCTTCGCTTGAGTCGTCGCATTGTCCAGCCAGATCGACACAGCAGCGTCGTAAGTCGCAGGATCTGGAAGGCTCAAGCGAAGGTTTCCAGTCGCGGAACCGCTCACCGAATTGATCGTGATGTCAGCGGTGAACGTAGAGACAAAACCGATGGAAGTATGGCGAGCCGTGTTGATCGTCGTCGAGAACGTGCGGCCACCACCAGAGTCAGTCAGCGTAGGGGTCCACGTTGACGGAGCCAGCATCGGCAGCGCGGCATAGATCTCCGAGAAGTTGTCGTTAGCCTTCTGCCAAGACGCACGAAGCGTATCTCCAGTGTTGTCGTTGGCTGTCGTACCCGTGTTGATGACTTGTTGAGCCATGGTTAATCTTTCGGCAATGCGTACCAACCCTCGGACAACGTAATTCGGTTGCTGGAGCGCACAGAAACACCGTCCGCTCCTTTTACCCATACTCGCGCTTGGACGCTCTCAGCGAGCCTTACAGGCTCACCGTGAGGCACCATTACAACGCGAGTGCCACAGCCACAGCTACCCACCAGCGCGGTCAATGCGATCCAGCAACTTCTTTTTAAGCTCTGGGTCTTGTTTCGCATCTTCAACGGTGGGAGGTGTTTTCGCCAGACCAGTCAGCCACTTCAAAATGGCTGTCACGATCTGTTCGACGATGTTCACTCGGTCTTCTTCTTGTCCGCATCCTTTGCGGCGATCAGACCGAAACCAACAGTAACAGCAGCAATGGTCGCGGTCAGATCAAGATTCGTCGCGGGATCACCGTCGAAGAGAGCCTTCAAAGCTCCACCCACGGCAACCATGATCGCACCAACACCAGCAAGAGTCGTTTTCCAGTTCATTTTTTAATGGCTTTGTAGAGTCCAATTGCAGCAGCGATAAAAGCCAACACAGCGGCACCAAGCTGGAACCACTGCGTTAGCTGCGGGATAAACGAGACCGCACCAGCAGCGGCAGCAGTTGCGAGTGAGATTCCAACTCCACTTCCGTTGTTGGTGCTGTCTGTTTGCATGGTTTACTGAGGCTTGGCGGCTTCTTTGATCTTCTCAACCAGCGGCAGAGCGACGGCAGCGTTAGCAAGACCACCGGCTTTGACCGCGATGTCTATCAGAGCGATCAGGTTATTGGCTTCGGTTTCGTTCAGCTTGATAGTGATTTCCATATCAAGCGGAAGCATCGACGACAGATTCAACCGGCGCAACAACAACCGGCGGCAACCACGGCAGCGGAGGAGCGATGATCGGAGGGTTGATCTGATCGGCAATCTGCTTCGTCACGTTCGCCTCAATCGCGCTCTGATCGACGCCATTGCTGAAGCACCATCCGAGGACTTGATCCTGCGTCAGATCAGGATACGGCGTGAAGGCCTCCGTAGGAGGCGCGAACGACGCGCTGCCGTAGCAGGTTCCGCTGTAGGTCTTCTCGTCGTCGCCGGTACCGGTGGTTTCGGTGCCGTTGCATCGCCAGTCGGCGGTGATGACGACATCGGAGTAGGTGCCTTCGACTTTGCGGACGAGAAGGCGTTCGATGATCCAGACAATGGAGATGGTGGTCATGGGGTGTTAGGCGAGTTTGGCTTCCAGAGCTTCGATACGGGCCATCGCTTCCTGCAATGCTTTGATGGAAGCGTGGTACAGATCGGTGGTGTAGATGGTCTTGAGCGGAACACCGTCGGAAGGAGTTTCGCCAAATCCATCAGCGTCAATAAACTCAGGAGCAACGGATTCCACCTGCTGAGCAATCAAACCGATGTTGTCGTCGCTATGAGTCTGATCCTTGTACTTGAACGTCACCAACTCCAACGCTTTGATCTTGTTCCAGTATGAAGCAAGAGGCTTGATATCGGTCTTGGTGCGAATGTCCGAAAGGTTGGCATCATTGGCCTGATAATTGGCAATTCCACCGTTGGAATACAGGAACAAACGAGAGGCAGCGTTATCAGAACAAGCGAGGAACTCGTTCGACGCATTGTTAGGTGCGGCTGCACTGTAATTGATCAGGAATCCGTAATTGCCACCAGATGAGGCGGAATTAAAGAACCGACTAATGTACACATTCCTGTTGCTCGTAATATTAAGACGCTCTTGATTGGAAGCACTCGTCGTCCCCACCAACAGATTCCCGCTCGCGTCGAGCGTCATCGCTTGGGTGAAGGTGATGGCATCACCAGCGGCACCAGCACCGGCATTTGAAACGTAGAACCGATACTCGCCGTTGCTGTTCAACAGCAGATTGGCGTAACCGGACGCCTTCTTCTTCCAGCCGCTGGAATCGTAAGCGTTGCAAGTCAGGAACGTCTGAGTCGAAAGACCCGACAAAGCAGCACCGCCAGCGATATCAATCGACTTGTAGGAAGAACCCCACGCACTCGGCGTAACCCCCACGCCCACGTTGCCGGAGGAGTCGATACTAAGACGATTTGCTGCAGCGGTTGAGTCGTAGATTTCAAAATTGCCAGCCGTTACAGCAAATCCAGATCCAATGCGCCAGCTTCGTCCGCCAGCACCTGTGTTTTGAAACTCAAGCGAAGTTCCAGAAGTGCTAGTGGATGACAGTCGAGCCTGAAGTCCAGTTGTGTTATCGGTTACATGCAGCTTGTACGAAGGACTAACCCCCACGCCCAGCCCCGTGCTGTTGAGGGTCATTCGGGTGCCACCAGCGGCATCATACCAAGTCGCAGCAGCATCAGCCGATGCGATTGCGAAGTAGTCAGCAGATCCGCCAAAGTTAGAACCACGCGCAATCTTGAACGCATTGGTCGAGTCGCTTCCAACAAGCCACAAGCCAACGCCAGATCGGAAATACTCGGTGGCAACAACGCTGGTGCTGTTGATTCGAACTCGCGTGTTTGATCCAGCATCAGCAACTTCCAAAGCAGCCGAAGGCGTCGCCGTACCAATACCCACCCGATTGTTCGCCGAATCCACCTTCAGGGTGCTGGTGTCCACCGTCAGATCGCCGCTGATGGTGGCGGAGGCGAGGGTGGCGGTGCCGCTTGCACCAAGCAGTTGGTTGAGCGTGACCTTTTTGGTCGTTCCGCTCGCGGCCATCGACGTGTCGGAAACGTCCACCAACACAAGCGGATCGTTCGCGGGATCGGTAGAAGCTCCGATGCTCGTCAGGGCTGTAATCTTGCTGTCAGGCATATGTCAGGAAGTTAGTCGGTGGAGAGTGAGAAAATGATCTTGGAAGTGCCGTCCTCTTGGAGAACGAATGACGTGCCGTCCTCCTGCAACATCCAACGGTCCATCGCAGGATATGCGACCTCAATCGCATCATCCGACGTGGACAGTTGCAGTGAGAGCGCGAGTGTCATTAGGTGGTGGCGCGAGCGAAGTAGGCGATGACCGCACCGCTCGTCAGCGTAAAGCTAGAGATCTTACCCACAATGGTGATGCCAGCGGGAATGGTGGTTCCGCTCCAAGTGCCGGTGATACCAGTGCCAGCAATGGACGAGATCACGGTCGCGGTGATGGTCTGGATTGCGATGTATCCCGCAGTCTGTGCTGAGGTGCCGGTGACCAGAGTGAAACCCTGATGACCCATCGAATCCTGCGTTGCTACATCGGTCTGGTATGCGGACATTTTGAAATCTGGTTAGAGGGGGACCACCGGAACTTTCCAGCAGTCCCCCTCATTTTGGGTTAACCTTTTCGGACTTTCGGTGCTAAGGCTCCCTGAATGAACAGGACAAGCTTGCCTCCTTCGGGGACGTTCGCAGTGTTGAAGTTGTCGCGCTGGAGAGACGCATCAATCTCGGGACCAGAAACCAGCTTAGATTTGCCGTTCTTGTCCACTGCAATGGTGGTAGCGAGACGCATATCCTTTAGGATTAAGCGGTCACCAGAATCTCGGCTTGGGTCGCATCGCCCACGCCAGCACCAAACATGATGTCGTAGCTCGCGTAGTGGCTGCGGGTCGAGCGGCTGTACCAGACAGAGAGCAAGCAGGACAGACCGTTGGAGGTCGTCACAACGCGCTGCTCAATGAACTCACCAGCGATCATTCCCACCGGCAGACCGGAAGCGATGGCAATCGCGTCAGGACCGCAGACGAAGCCGACGGTGTTAGCCACCGCGCTGGTCCAGCGGTTGTTCTCAGCGATCAGGTCGAAGCCGAACTTGCCATTCGCCAGCGAGGTCAAGCGACCATCGGGGAAGTAGTTAGCAGCACCGGAGAACTGGAGGCGAGCGAGATGCCCACCGTCGATGATCAAGCTTTTGCTGCGATAGTTCTTGGCGAGAGCCAAGATGGCGGGGAGGTCGCTGGTGTCGAAGTTGGCAGCGGTGCCAATCGTGACCGGCGAATCATAGTTGCCAGCGATCATCAGCGCGGTGACGACATCCGAGATGCCGTTGGCGAACAGGTCAGCAGAACCCTGAGCGAGGTCAGCCAACTGGAAACCCTGATTGAGTTCCTGCTGAGTCAAGCTGAACGACTTGGTGATCTGATTGACCGAAACGGTGGTGGCAGCGAGCGCCGAATCGTCGTTGGCCTCGAAATTTGAGGTGTTGGTCTGAGCAGCGGAACCGGTCGTGAAACGCTTCACGCGAACCGTAGCGCGGGGACGGAGGTTATCCAGACCCACGTTGCGAGAGAAACCGTCGAGCATCGCCAGCTTGTTTGCGGCAATGGTGATAACCGCATCAGCGAGATAATCCACCACCAGCGTCGAGGTGAAGGTGTTGGTGTTCTGCGGAGCGTGAATCTGGTTCTGTCGGATCAGCTCGCTGTGGTTCTCAATCAACCACTTGCGACGATCAGCACCAGCCTTAAACGACTTGTGCTGCTCAAGAAGCGGGTTGCCGAGGTTCTGAATCACGGGTCGCACCGGCTCGGGAGCGGGAGCAGCGGCGGGGGTCTTCATCGCGGCCTCAATGGTCGCCAGCTTGGCAAGCACAGCGGCAAGATCGACGGAAGCAGCAGGAGCCGCAGCCGCCACAGTAGTAGTGTCAGACATGGTTGTGTCGGTGTTGTTGTGTGTTGGTTGCGGCGTGTTGGTCACGCCAGCCTCGCCTTTAGCGTTGGTGCTATCGGTCGAAATCTTGTCTTCGGTCTCGGTGAGTTCCTGCTCTTGGTCCAACTGGACAGCAAGAGCAGTGAACCAATCGCGTCCAGCCGCACCGCCCCAAAGGTTGGCAGCAACATCGGCAGGGGTGTTAGGCTCGGCTTCAAGAAAGCGTTCGTTTCTAGCCCACCAAGCAACAGCCTTCTTGATCTTCTGCGGACTCGGCTCTTCACCTTTAACGAGGTTTCGAGCGTCAATGACGGTCGCTTCCTCAAGTCCATCACCTCCGAGACCTTCCTCGTATTGCTGGATTCCGCGCTCAAGGTTGTTCTTGACCGTGGGAGGAGCGGTCTTGGTAACAGCGCGAGGATGCCACTTCGCAGCCATCGCAAGCTGTTTGATCGGCTTGTCCACCAGACCGAAAGCGAGAGCTTCAGCGGTGGTGAACCAAGTCTCCGCTTTCATTGCAGCGCGGATCGACTCAGGAGACTTGCCGGTTTTCTTAGCGTAGACTCCAACCAGCACTTCGGCGTGTTGGTCGAGAGCATCAGCCATCTTCCGCATATCCTCGGAAGTACCGGCAGCCATTCCGCTCGGATCGTGAATCATCATCAGAGCGGCATCGGCCATTTCGACGCGATCACCGGCAAGAGCAATGATGGAAGCAATCGAAGCAGCAATGCCAACCACTCGGGTCGTCACCGGAGCTTTGCGACCGCGCAACTGATTGTAGATGCTGAGACCGTCCCAGACGTTGCCACCGGGAGAGTTGATCTCAATTAAGAGCGGACCATTGCCGATCTCGTTCAGAACATCCGAGAACTGCTTAGCAGACAGTCCGCTGCCACCATACCAGTCTTCTCCGATCTGATCGAAGATCTGGATGGTTGAAGTCTCGCCAGCAGAATT